AAAACACTTGTAAAATGACACAAGAACAAATCGCTGCGGAGGTAAAATCTATCGGTGATAACCTTACGCAAGTACTGGCCAATAGTGCCAATGCAAAAACCGATGCTGCTGAAGCCAAATCCGTTGTAGCCGGACTTCAGTCTAAACTCGAATCAGTTGCTACTGCTGCTGAACTTAAAGAGTTCAAAGATGCTATGCAGGCACAATTCGATGCCCTGACCACTAAAGTAAAAAGCGGTCAACCCGAAGGCAAATCTTTCAGCGAAGCACTTGCCGAGAAACTCGAAGGAGTTAACATCGAAGCGGAAATGAGAAAGAATGGCCGTTTGCACATTCAACTGCCAGAGGTGAAGACCATCACATTGGCTTCTAACCTTTCCGGTGATAGCGTTGCCACTTACAATAGCCGCCAGGCAATCCAACCTAATCATCTGGTTAACTTCCGTGATTTTGTGCCTACCACTCAAAGCCCGACCGGTTTGTATGTAACCTATCGTGAGGCTACTGGTAATGCCAACAACATCGCTTCACAACTTGAAGGTTCACTGAAGCAGGAGAATAACTACTCTCTGACTGAAGTAAAGACTGTAAATCAGTTCATCGCTGGTTTCAGCAAATTCAGCCGCCAGATGCTTGCATCTCTGCCATTCATGAGCCAAACGTTACCCCGTTTGTTAACTCGTGATTTCTTCAAGGCAGAAAACTCTGCTTTCTTCTCTACCGTATCCGGTGCCGCTACTGGTTCTACCACTACTTCTGCTTCTGCTGATCTTGGTAAGATTATCCAGTTGATTGGTAACCTGCGTACAGGTGATTTTGCTGCATCTGTTGTGTTTGTTTCTAACGCACAATGGTCATTGCTGCTGAACGAATCATTCACCAATGGTTACTACATGGGTGCCGGTGGTCTTACTATCGGTCAATCCGGTGTGTTAAACATTGCCGGTGTACCTATCGTTGGTTGCAACTGGGTGCCTAATGACCGTGCTTTCTTGATAGACAATAGCTTCCTCGAAAGAGTAGAGGTGAACGGTGTAAACATTGAATTGAGTTACGAAGATCAAAACAACTTCGTAACCAACATGGTTACTGCCCGTATAGAGTGTTACGAAGCCATCAACTTGATGCTTCCTAACTCCGCTATCTACGCTACTATCTAAAATCAATGAGGGGGGTGGGATTCCATCCCCCTTATTATTAGCATGAAAAAGCGTGAACGAAAACCCTCGAAAAATGCGTGTATTGTGGCACGTGCAGCAATATCTCCCGAAGGCAAAGTCCGGCTCGGAATGGAACGCTCACGAAATCAACAAATGGTTAATGGAGCGTGGCCATCTCGTCAAAGTCATGACATCCGCAATGAACAATGAGTATTATGAATTTGAAGGAATACCCGTTTTTAATCGCTCACATGATTGGTATTTCCACCATGATTGGGCAGATATAATTTTCACTCAATTAGATTTTGCAGCAGATGTGGCAGAGGACTGCAAAAAGACAAAGAAGCCGGCCGTTTGGTTTGCTCACAATACCTTTAACTATATTTCCGTCAGACGGAATCAGCATATAAACGTTGTGTATAATTCCCATTGGGGAAGTGAACACGGCAAATATCCCAACAACTCATTCATACTTCAACCACCGGTGAATATTGACCATTATAGGGTTGAACGTGGGGAGGAAATAACACTAATTAATCTCAATCGAAATAAGGGGGCCGAACTATTCTACCAGGTGGCACAAATGATGCCGGAATACAAGTTCCTTGCCGTGCAGGGTGGCTATGGTGAACAGATTTACAAAGGGTTACAAAATGTAACCATTTGGCCGAATCAGCCCGACATTAGGAACGCATACAAGCGCACAAAGATACTTTTGATGCCATCGCAGTATGAGAGTTGGGGTAGAACGGCAACGGAAGCAATGGCATCGGGGATCCCTTGCATTGTAAGTGATTTGCCTGCGCTGCGTGAGAATTGTGGGGATGCCGGTATCTATTGCAGTCCTGACCGACCTCATCAATGGGTGAACGCTATTAAAAATGTGATGAATAATTACGAACTTTGCAGCAAGGCGGCATTTGACAGGGCAGAGCAGTTAAGGCCGAATGATAAATTATTAAATTTTGAACAATGGGTAACTACTCTTATACGATAGATTCGCAAATCACAGAGGTAAGCTATGCGGAGCCGGTAACGCTTGCAGAAGCGAAACTATACATTAGGGTAAGCCATACAAGCGAAGATGCACAGGTTTCGCAACTGATTAGTTCTGCCCGGAAGATAATCGAAGATGCCGCAGGTATCAGCGTAATAACAAAGCAGGTAAAGGTATGGTTCAGCAACAAAGGCGGTGCCTATCAACTGCCTTATGGACCTATCACTTCCGATATTACCTTGTACGATGATTATACCGGTACAATCCTAACTGACAAACGAATCATAGGCGGTAATTATCCCCGTATTACTTTTCCACAGATAGAAAACATGAGAGCCGAATATACGGTAGGTTATACCCATGTCCCTGCTGCATTGAAGTTTGCCATTCTTGACCAGGTGAATTATATGTACGAAAATAGGGGGGCAGGTGCAGAAGGTATGGGCATCTGTGAGAAAGCATGGAGAGCGTGTCAGCAGTTCACCCGTCAATCGCCAATACTATGAGGTTAAAGGGAACAAGACCGAATTATCTGTCAGCAGAACTACTGCATGAGCCGATTGGTGTACTTGCACCTACACAGGTGAGCGATGGTGAGGGGGGTTATACGGTTACCTATGCGAATACTGCCACCATTTGGGGTATGTTTATTCCGCTTGGTGATAGCCGTTCTTTGATTGCAGCGCAGGTAAGTTACACGGCATCCGCTACTGTATTCGTGCGCTACCCCCTTACAATCGATCAAACCTACATATTAGAAATAGGTGGCGAACAATATAGCATCCATTCTATTACGAATGTTGAGAATAAGGATGAATATTTGGAAATACAAATCTTTAAGTAATGGCGCAGGGGTTTGCACTTGACATATCGGGGGTGAAGAACATTGAGAGAGCCATAAAGCGCATTGATGAAAAGGCGACCAAAGGACTATCAGATGAATTAAGTGCATCCGCATTAAACATTCAGCGCAATGCAAAGCGGATGGCTCCTGCTAACTTTGGTAAATTACGGCAAAGCATAAACATAGACATCAATAAAACCCTATTTAAGTCAGTATTTAGTTCGGTAAGGTATGCGCCCTATGTAGAGTTCGGAACGAAAGGCAATGCCCGTATTCCTTCCGGATATGAAGCATTTGCAGCGCAATACAAGGGCAAGGGGGGCGGTACAATCATGGAAATGGTTAAGGCACTCACGCTATGGGTAAAGCGCAAAGGGATAGACCCTAAATTCACATTCGTTATTGTTCGTGCTATCCTTCGCAATGGTATCAAGCCGCAGCCGTTTTTTATTCCTGCATTTGAAGCCGAAAAGCCGAAACTTTTATCAAGGTTAAAAAAGCTATTCAAATGATAATGAAAAACCCTGTCATAGAGATAAAGAAATGGTTAGTTACCCAACTTGCCGCTTATACCTATGTTGATGTGTACGATGCAATGGTGCCTGCCAATGAGCCGGCTGAATACATTACCATTACAGGTAGAACATCCGGGCAGGAACAAGGGAAGGAGGGTTACGTTAACATGGTTTCAGTCAACATAGATATAACAACGAAAAGTAGTAACTTTGGGTTCAAGAGGGCAGAGCAAATAGCGGATGCGGTGATGGGTGCGGTCAATAGTGATACGGTGGTTGTGTTACCTGTGGGATGGGATTGTAAAAATGTGGTTTTGGCATCGGTAACTAACCTGGAGGACTTGGATCCATTTGATAACACTTTTCGTGTAATTTTGCGGTATGAATTTATAATTTCACAAACACAATAAATATGAGTTACACTTTTGTAAATGCGAGGGACATAATCCTTCAACTGGACTTCGACAGAAACGGCTCTTTTCAGACCGTTGCTTGCCTTACATCCAATTCAATGGAGATCACACGTGATGCCATTGATGCCGATAGTAAATGTGGCGATGAGCAACTGCCCGGTAATTCCGTAAGTCAAACAATCAGTTGTAGTGGAAATGCCATTGACCAAACAGGCAGCGGTAGCCGTGAAAGCTATGACCGTTTGTACTCAATGCTCGTTAATCGGGATTCTATCCCTGCTCGTTTCGGCCCTGCTTCCACCGTTAGTGGTGACATCGTGTATAGCGGAAATATCTTTGTTACTTCGCTTTCATTGGATGCTACTGACAAAGACCTGCTGAAGTTTGATGCGGAGTTCCAGGTACAGAATGCTCCACTCACTCAAACCAAGACCTACTAATTTATGCCCGTAGCATTTGAGTTAAAAACTTCAACGGGCAGCGTTAGTTTACTTTGGAATAACTGGGCGATGCACCGATTCTGTGAAATGAATGGCAACTTGCCAATAGGTAAGATGTTGGAAATGTATGATGGGCAATCCTTAACCTTCAAGCACGTTATAACAATGGTGCAGGCGGCAAGTGAGGGAGCCGGCAAGGTGATAAGCGAAAGGGAAGCATCGCAGTTGATTGATGAAGGTGGTGGATTGCAATTCACGGGATCGCAGGTGTTAGAGTTCATTCAGTACACTATGAAGGCAATGGTGCCGGATATACCTGCTGATAAAACCGTACCGGAGGAAGAAAAAAAAAGTTAAACCACCGGGATAAGACCTGGGATGAGGTTATAATTCTCGCTATCGAAGCAGGCCTGACTATTGAGCAGTTTTGGTCTATTCGGTGGCGAGATTTTTTGCTTTATCGCAAAGCGTATGAAGCGAAGCAGTTGGCTGAATGGCAGAGGGCGAGGTTGATAGCGTATGTGATGTACTGCACCAACACCGACACGAAGGGGCGCAAAAGCATAACAGATTTCTTACCTTTGTCAACAGATGAACAACCGGATAGGGGGGAGAGATTGACACAGGAGCAGTTCATCGAAAATATGAAGAAATTATCAGAAGCATTAAAATAAAGCAATGGCAGAAGAATCACTCAAAATAGTCCTCACGGCTGATAATAAGCAAGCCATTGCAGCGATGAAGCAGACCGTTACATCGCTTAATGAGGTTGATTCTGCTGCTAAT